GAAACTCACCATAGACCGCTTCGTCATACTTTTGTAAGTGTGCGATTGACCCAGATTTCTGGGCCTTCTTTAAAATCTTATTAATATCGCACTGGTCTTTAAACGATTGTTTACACATATCGTCATCATACACTTTATCAGGGAGCTTCTCAGGGATAGGTTCCCCTTTAGCATCAGCTTCTCTTTGTAACAATAGCAATGTTTGACTCATATCATTTCTCCAATTTCGTGATCTTTAGATCGCCAGTACTAATTAGGAACTCGACAATATCTTTGGATAGATTTCTTAAATAAGTAGTTCCTCCAACATTATCATACCGCTCCCTCATACGTAGAACATCAGGATATTGCCTGTAAATATCTCTAACCATACCCTCGACTTCTGCCCGAGTATTAACTAGATCAGCTTCGGCAGCCAGCTTTACTCTTTGGATAACAGCCATACGAATTTGTTCTTGAGTCAGCATATTCTGCTGGTCAATGTGAAACGTATTAGCAGTTTCCTTTCCTGTCTGCGCTCTCTTTAGGTGTGTATCCTGTGAAATATTCTTCGCAGTAGCTAGCGCCACTTTAGCGCTTAACGGATCAATAGCAGGGCCTTCTGTTGCTTGCGCACCAGAAGCGCCACCACCGCCCGGTGTACTAGCACCACCACGGGCAGCCAAAATAGGATTCAATCCAGCAGCCTTCATATCAGCAACAGCACGCTGATGTGCCGTACTCGACATTCTCTCTGTAAAATCAAAACCTCTTTGTTGCAATTGTTTAGCTCTACGGTGAGCAAGCCGCGCTTCTTTAGCGCTGAATAACTTGCCACCGATACCGATAGCAGCTTGACCGGCAACAGCACCCCAACCGCCGCCACCGCCGCCGCCACCGCCGCCGCCACCTCCGCCAATCGCGAATGTTTGCCAGCCCATCAGAACCTGTCCAGATTACCCGGAACGCCATACAGAGGCATAGGCCGCGCGCAAATCATCTTGAAGTAAATATCAACGATAAAATGCGGCTCGCTAGGAACCTGAATAGCATTATCGAGCGGCGCTGACAAATTAGACTGAATAAACGTATCTCCGAGAGTCGGTGCACTAGTAAATTCCTCAGAAATAGTCCATGCAGACAATGAACCAGTAGCAGTAGGACGCATCAAACCGCAAAGCCGCGAAGGTTTGTAACGATATTCTGCATAACGCTCTTGATAGCCGAACACATTAGTATTACCAGCACCAGCCGCGTCATGATAGATTTCCTGTCGCAAAACTTCCTGCTCCCCAATCTGTGTCAAAACTGGGTACACAAAATCATACCTTGTAGACTTCTGCCAATAACGCTCAACGCCCTGTGAATACGTTAGATCACCACGGACATTAACTAGACCCATTACCAGTCCATGTTCAGTAAACGACTTTGTAAAACCATGAGTACCGCTTACCGTACCAACAGCAGCCAACTGCCCAAGCTTATCATCAGCAGCAGGAGTAGGCTGACCACTAGTCTGCGCAACAGCAGAGACATTAATACCACTACTTCCACCGCCCAAGAATTCCGGACGTTGTACCCGGAAATCAGGAACAGTAACGCCAAAATGAGCAAGAATAAGTTCATTATATCTCGTTCCCGAACGTGCATCACGCTCTAGTAATCTTTGAGTCTGAAAAGCCAATCTTAGATCATTAATAGTAGCAGCAGTAGCATTACTCAAATCCGCCAATAGGTTTACGCCAGTAGCAGTTAGACCACTAGTTCCACCACGCAAATTAGTAGAAGCAGCATTAAGATTAGATTCCGTAGTAGAACCAACCCCGTCCAAGACCCTAATATCAGCAAGACTTGCAGCAGTACTATAAATTTCAGCAGACGTACCTAGCGGAATAGAAACAGCATCACCTTTCTGCGGAGCAGGCAAACAGCCCGTAAAATAGTCATGTCTTTTACCACGCTTCAACGGTGCATCACTAAAGCCAACTTCTCCATTAGTATCAGGACCATTATCAGTAGGACAAGAAACACTATCCTGTAAATTCTGATCCCTAAACCATTCGTTCCAAATCTTACGATAGGCCCTAAACGGCAAAGCATTAATATCAGTAGTAGTACCAACACCAAGCCCTAACGGTAGTCCCATATAATCGGCCAAATCCCCTAAATCAACAGCTCCACTAGTACCCAGAACAGGTACAGTAAAATCAATAGAGTCATTAGGATCATCCTGCGCTCCATGCATTCTCTCCCAATTCTCCCAAACCAATCGATATGGACAGAAAAAGAAAAAGCTTTCAAAAAACATGTTATCCATGATAGGATACAATGGGGTAGCCAAACGCGCAAAAAACGTCATATCAACATTAAAACTGTCCCCCGGCATAACATCATCTACCAGAACAGGAATTAGATAATCAGCATCCATTGTCAATTTAACGCCATGACTTCGATCAAAACTAGACCTTTGGATATTCGCTCTCGGCACATTCGCAAAACTATGCGACGCACTCATAACAGATTTCATTGTACGGCCTCCTCACCATTTACGACTTGTAATTCGCTCGTTCTTTCTTCATATTCATTATCAATAGGCGCACCTTTACCCACAACGTCACCACTAATAGCTTGTAGACCAGTACATACGCATTCAGGAACCTCCGGCTCTAGACCACCGCTAGCATTATTAAAAGTACCCAAACGCACTAGGAAAAAATCCTCTGGATGTTGAGAAATAGGACCTTCATCAGCATTAGCAGCATCTTTAAAACTACGTACCGCCTGTGCATCAGAGTGAGCACAAAACGGATTGTCATGAATCCCGGTTGCCTTATCAACTACGCTAAACATAAAATACTTCATTCCTGCACCTCCTGAAAATTACGTGCATTATCATATAGAACATCGTTAACGCAACGCCTACAATATAGCCCTGTGAAAAACCAATGTTCCAGCAAAACCGGCGGCTGCCGGCCACATTTAGTACACCGAAAAACATAAATAGGGTGTTCTCTGTCTTCCCATGTAGTCCAAATTATTCGCGAGGTTTTTGTAATTTCATCCTCGCTTTACGCACTTTATAACGATCCATTAATCGCTCCGGCGTATAATCTTCGCCATGCTCTCTTATCCACGCTTGACGGATAGCTTTAATTTCTTCTAATTCTAACGGAAATACTTCTTCGAAAATCTCTTGATAATATCTAGGAACCTTCTGCACTATACCTTGTCCCGGTACAGGAACTTCGTCACTCGGAAAAACATCGGTATAATATTTACGGAACCATTCACTGCCAATACCCGGATTACGGGACATATATACAACTTCGGGTTGTACCCAAGTAGCAACCCCATCTAAATCAATCTGCATATAATGGCTATCAGCCATGACTCCGGTTATCTTCTTTAAGCAGTATCTCGCAACATAAGCAGCAGTATCAAAATTAAGTTCATTAACGTCAACAAAGCCATACTTCCATATAGAAGCCAATGTCGGACTTGTATACCTTGTAATAGCTCCATCCGAAAAATACGGCTCCAAATCGTCAAATGAGCAATTAAATAAACATGCGTGCCAATGAGGACGACCCACGTTACACATAGGACAATCAACTTTGTCAAGCTCAATTCCATGTTTACATTTCTTCCCATATTCGCCAGCGGCAAAAAAACGTATCTTATGCGGCTCAAAATGTCGCCGCAAACGCTTCATAAATTTCTGCCAGTGACTCTTATGCAGACTCCAATCATTAGGAACATGATAACCTTTTAACCACTCGTCCAATTCGCATTCTATAGGATCGCGATATGTCAAAGTAATAAAAGAATTACCTCTATCAAGTTCGTGCAAAACTGATTCGTGGACAATTCGCATTGCCCACACAAAAGCCCAATCAAGACGACAACCAAGACATTGGCCGCACGCCACGTCCATCGTTTCTTTGGTGCCTTCTCGGTCAAAACAAAGACCCCCGGAATGAGGGTCTTTGTATCCTTTCAGAGGGGAATAGCACGGCACTACAGCCTAGTACCACCGCGCATAGGTTTCGGCTTCACATTATACGGATGAGTACGATCAGCAGTACGCCCGAAATAACGATTACGCTTACCTTTACCTTCCTTCCGTCGGTCCATTTTCAATCACCTCCTTTATGACTCGGTTTAACAATTCCTCGTCTGTTTCGATTTCGCAACGAAACGACGAAATCCCACACGCGCTCACAGACAATAGCAAAAATGAAGCCAAGGATAGCCCCGATAACCATCTTTTCAAGTATGGACACATTGATTACTCCTGCAAGGCCGCACGAATACCAGCAATACGCGCTTCGCACGATTGAACATTAGCCTTGGCGCGTTCTAAAGCATTCTGCTCTTTAATTAATTGCTGCTCAAGACCCTTTCTTTGTAGCTCATTTAATTTAGCCATGATATAATGCTCCTGTTACAGCGGCGGAATTGCCGCTTTCATAGGAGAATATATCATGCAAATATCTGTAAAACAACGTTACAAATGCGTCAGAAGCGAATGCGCAGCAGCTCCGGGCTGGTCGATTTACGACAGCTTCGAAGATAAGGATTTCGGTTATCACGAGAAATACTTCGACGCAAAAATAGAATGTGATTCGCTAAACCGCGATTTCTTCGAATTAATACAGTGGGCAACCACTAACGGAGACGTCGTTATGCAATCCACCCTGGATCGTGACTGGGAAAC